TTCGAGACACAAATTCTTCGATCTTGAACATCATTGTTGGCATCTTATTTCAGATTTACACCTTACGCTCTATTTTGTGCCCCGAAGGACACTCTCTTTTTGGGGGGCGGTTTACTTTAAATTCAAAATACCTCACACTCAGTTCTAATAATATGAATTACACTAATATTATATAATGTATAAAGCGTTATCCAACTAATGATATTCATTATAATTACTAAATTAACTCTACTTCTTGTTCTATCAATTTTCTTTTCGTTCTTTACCACTCTTTCTAAAATTTGACTTCCAATGTCTTCAAGTCTTGTTAATTGTTCATCTTCTTCTGTCAAATATGAATCCTCTGAATCACTTTCATATTCTGTATGACTTGCACTCTCTTCTTGTTCAGATTGTTCTGAATCTTCTAAAATATATTCTTCTTTCTTCTCTATTTCTTCTTCATTAGTTTCATCTTTCTTATTTTCTTTATTCTTCTTAATTTTACAATTATAAATTCTAATATCTGTATTTTCTTCATCATTTTCAGTAAAAACAATTTTTTCAAACTTTAATGGATAATACATTTGACTATAAATTGTATGTCTTTGTGCACTACTCAGACCTTTAACAATAATAATCTTATGATTATTTACCAATTGCATTAGTTTTTCACGAAGATTTTTGTTATCGAAGTTTTCCATAAGATCTTCATAAAAAATTTCCGTTGACATTTTATAATATCATTACTAAATCGTTATCCTTAAATTATTTTTTTTTTTGTTATTTTTTTATTTAAAGATTTGTTTAACTATTTTTATATACATAAAATAAATGACTATTATTGATGAATATTTATCTCTAACAAAAAAATATAAACATGAATATTCAGAAAAAACTTTACTTTTAATGCAAGTTGGATCATTTTTTGAATGCTATGCATTATTAGATCCACGAGAAAATACATATCAAGGTAGCAACATTCAAGAATTTTCAGATATTAATGACTTAGTTATTTCAAAGAAAAATGTACTGCATAATGGAACACCAGTTGCAATGGCAGGGTTTGGTATTACACAATTAGAAAAATATGTTAGAAGAATGCAAGAAAATGATTATACTGTTGTAGTACATACACAAGATTCTAACACGAAAAATACTACACGTAGTTTATCATGTATTTATTCTCCAGGAACTTATTTTAGTAATGATTCTAATGAACTTAGCAATGTTACTAGTTGTATTTGGATTCACTATTCAGCATCAAATAAATTAATTAATGAAAAATTAACTATTGGAATGTCAAGTATTGATATTTATACTGGAAATTCTAATACTATGGAATATATTGTTGATTATATTAAAAGTCCAACTGTATTAGATTCTCTCGAAAACTATTTATGTATCAATAATCCATCTGAATGTATAGTTGTATCAAATTATAAATTAGATTATGTTTTAGAACTAATTAACTGTAAAGTTCATACTTATAATTATGATCATGAATGGATAAAAAATGTATCAAAACAAAAATATCAATATGAAATTATAAAAACATTTTTAAACAAAGACCCAGATACAATCTTCAATGAATGGAATATCAGCACTCAAAGTTATTGTTTACTTTCACAATTTATTTACAAACATAATCCGAATCTTATAAAAAAACTTCAAGTACCATCATTAATTAATACTGAAACAAAATTAATTTTAGCAAATCACTCTCTAAAACAACTTAATATTATTCCAGATAATAATCATACTGGAAAATATAGTTGCATTTCTACCTTACTAAATAATTGTATTACTAGCATGGGTAAACGTGCTTTTAATTATGAATTACTAAATCCATCAATTGATTACAAATATTTAAATGAAATTTATGATATTACCTCACACACAATTGATAAAAATATGTGGCAAGTAATTCGTAATTATTTAAATGGTATCAAAGACCTATCAAAAATTTATAGAAAAATAATTTTAGGAAAATTAAGTCCAAAGGATTTTTACATTATTTACAACAATTTAACTACAGTTAATAATATATTTTTACATGTATCAAAAGATACTACTTTATTAAACTATATTAATACTGAAAATGTTTCTTTTTGTATTACACAAATTCAGGAATATATTAGTAAATACCTAAATCTAGAATCATGTAAAAAATATGATGACTTATCATTTGACAAATTTAACTTAAATTGTATTCATGACATTATGTTATTTAATGATAATTTTTCGGATGATTTAAATAACACTTATAATACTTTTAAAAATTATTATACAAAACTTATTCAAATAAAAGACTTTTTAGATTTAAGTATAAAAGATTATGAATCTAAAAATAACTCATCCGGAACACTTAATAAAAAAAATGAAAATTCTGACTACGTCAAACTACATGAATGCCCTAAAACAGAACCTACACTTGTTGGAACAACAAGAAGATTAAATACTCTTAAAAAAATAATTCATGATTTAACATGCGACCATTTTAATCCAAAATCAATTGAAATTAAAAGTCATAATGGAAGCAATTCAATGATTACTTCAAATGAAATTAATACAATTACTAAAAATATTATTAAGTACAAAGAAATGTTTTTTGACAGTATTACAAAGGAATTTTCAAACTTTGCTAACAATTTTATTCAACAATTTGAAATTCAAATTAATACTGTTATTTATTATATTACAAAATGTGACATTTTACAAAATAGATGCTATGTCGCAGAAACATTTTCTTATACTAAACCAACTATTTTAGATACTGAAAAATCATTTGTAGATTTTAAAGGACTTCGTCATCCATTAATTGAAAAAATTAATACCAATGAAATTTATGTTACAAATGATCTTAATTTTGACTTAGAAAATAACAGTTATTTACTATATGGCACAAATGCAGTAGGCAAAACTAGTTTTATTAAAAGTATCGGCATTTCAATTATTATGGCACAAGCAGGTCTTTATGTTCCCGCAGACTCTTTTACCTTTTCGACTTATAAAAGTATATATACTAGAATTTTAGGAAATGATAATTTGTTTAAAGGACTTTCAACTTTTGCTGTTGAAATGACTGAACTAAGAAGTATTCTTAAAAATGCAAACGAAAATAGTATAATTTTAGGTGATGAACTATGCTCAGGAACAGAAAGCACCTCAGCATTAAGTATTTTTACTGCTGGAATTAAATATTTATCATTGAAAAATTGTTGTTTTATTTTTGCTACTCACTTTCATGAAATAATTAACTACTCCGAAATTAAAGAACTCGATACTTTAAAACTACTTCATATGTCTGTTATTTATGACAGAGTAAATGATAGATTAATTTATGATAGAAAACTAAAAGAAGGTCCTGGTGATAATATGTATGGTCTTGAAGTTTGTAAATCATTAAATCTTCCAGAAGATTTTTTGGAAATGGCACATGATATCCGTAATAAATATAATAATAAATCTAATACATTCAACCAAAATGGTCTTATTATTGAAAAAAAAACTAGTCAATACAATAATTCAAAAATAAAAGGTGTATGTGAAATATGCAAAGAATCAGAAGGGACAGAAGTTCATCATCTCATTTACCAAAAAGAATTTGAGAATGGAAACTCAAAAGGAAATAAGTTAAAGAAAAATCATAAAGCAAATTTAATTAATATCTGTGAAAAATGCCATGATAAAATTCATGAAGAAAACTCGCAATTAAAAATTTATAAAACAACAAATGGATATGAAATTTTATGAAAATCTTTACTTAAAAATATTGATGATCACTAATTAATGATGTTTCGCTTTCATAATCTAAAACAAAAATTTGCTCATTTTTCTTACTCTGGAAATTATGTTAATAGTTTTCAATTTTTAAATCTTACAAAACATGATATTTATCCACATTTTGAAAAAGAAATTATGAAAAATGTTCCAACGAATTTAATTGTTCACTCTGGAAAACTTATTATTAATATGAAAAAATTTGATAAAAATAATAAAAGTTTTAAAGAAAAATCTATATTTGCAGAAAATGATCTTCTTTATGAAACCGAAGAAGATCATGATTTAATTCTAACTAACCAAAAATATGTTTTTACAATTGCACCGTGTGTATTTTATTCATTCTATTCATATGATAGTACCAACTTTCAATTATTTTATAAGTCTGATGATACGATACTACACATACCAAATGAATAATAAATATTCTGTTTCTTCCATTGAATATTTAAATTAAACTTTTTAATTTTTTTTAATTTACTTAAGTATTTACTATATAACTATATTATCAAAAATATATCATGCTTACATATATTTGTGATACTCATAGTGATTATCCAAAAAGAATTTCTGCAAATAATCTATTCTACACAGAATATAAAGACCAAAGACCTTTTTTTTTTCATGATGTATTACTTCAAGAACATATGCCAGAATGGTCTGAACCTTTAGTACCAACGATTGATATTTTTAAAGACAAATATTCTTATGTAACAAATGATTATGTTTTAAATAGTATTTATTTTGAATATTGTGACTATTACATTAAATATATTGAAGATGAAGATATTAACTTTTCAATGTTACCAATGAATCCATATGGTCCAACCGGTATTGGTGGACGAGGAAATTACGACAAATGGGGACCAAATCATGATGCAAATCCTATTGTTATTACTTATGATCCAAATAGAAATATTTATCAGTTACTTGTTATTGAAAGAAAAGATACACCTGGTGTTTATACACTTCCAGGTGGAATGCGAGATTCGGGTGAATGTGTTAGCACAATTGTAACACAAGAACTTAAAGAAGAAACAAATTTAATTTTAGATGTTAATACTTCTCAATTTATTTACTCTGGGTATGTTAATGACCCAAGAAATACTGATCATGCCTGGTTAGAAACATGTGTATATTTATTTAATATTAATGAATCACAAAGAGAAATTTTACTAAATACAATGTCAGCAGGAGATGATGCAATTAGTATTAAATTAATTGATATTGATGATACAAATGAAATTTATAAAAATCTTTACGCAAATCATAAAGAATTTGTAGAAATGTCATTTAATTACATTTAATTACATTTAATTAATAAAACAAAAAATAAAATATTTATAGTATTTTAATTATAATGAACGACCTTTTTTACGGATTTCTTGTTTTCTTTGCTTTTGTATCACTTGTAGGTGGTCTAAATTGGTTAATGACTGCTATTAACTCATGGAATGAAACTTCTGAACCAACAGTTGATTTACTACAGCACCAATTTAAAATGCCCGTAGATGTTGCTAATGTAATTTACATCGTAGTATTTGTTTGCACTTTAGCACTATTTTTAATGGTTGCATTCCCACAAAATCTTAAAAAAGCGTTTTCTGGAATGAGCCGAGTAATGTAATTATTTAGTTTCAACTTCTATTTTTGATGATTCAATTACTTTATTTGAATCTTTACAACATTTACTATTAATAAAATTTTTAATGTTGTTATATAAAATTTTAAATTTATCTATTAAATACTTCGATACTTTTTTTACAAGTAACGAATTTTTTAATAATTCCATAATTTTTTCTATTTGTTCTTCTGATATATCAATTTTCATATCTTCTAAAATTTCATCAATAACTATTACTACAATATTCTCAAATTGGTCTTGTGTAACATTTTTTAATACCGTTTTATTCTTATCAAGAAAATTTATAACTTCTAAAATTATATCTAAATAATCAACGCTTTCAGTTCTTTTAATATATAATTTGTCTAAACCTTTTACCTTTAACTCATCAAGAACTCTTTTATAAACAGTTTCTTCCTTTATAGCTTTTAACTCAACTAATTTCATAACTATTATAATAAATATTTATTATTTATAATTTTAATTTAGTATATAAAAATGGAAAATAGTTCTTGTGATTCTGATGTAAAGTTGAAGAACTTACTTTTAGTAGTTTAATAAAAGCACAATCATATGAATTGTTAGGTAGTTTACTATTACTGATACCACCTTACACAGTGGGGTATAGCGCCCGAGTGGAGATTCTTACCACAACGGGTGGCGGTGACGGTAATGAATATCAAAATATGAAAACTTAAGTGAATAATTCGAAGAATAATGCTAATGCGGCGTATAAACTGCTTACTATGGGAAAAATGTTAAACTTTGAACAACGAAATCTATTCTACTTGTAGTGTTCTGCTTCATTTAATGATTTTAAATCTAACTCTTGTAATTTTTCAATTATAATTATTTATTTTTAAATTACAAATAATAACAAAAAATTATATATAATAAAGTGTGATCATAATATGATAATTAAAAAAACTATAAATTATAAGATGAGTGTAATTTCTAAAGATCTTACAAAATTGGCAAAAGTTTTGTACAAAGGTCGTGATACATCGCATGGAATACAACATGTATCAAAAGTAAGAGATAATGCAATGTTAATTAGTAGACAATTAAATATAACTGATTCTTATAGATTAATAAAAATTGAAACTGCTGCATTGTTTCATGATTTATGGGATCATAAATATATTAATCCTTTATCAATGGAGTATAAAAGAGCAAAAGATAATTTTAAGTATGAATTAAAAAAGAGATTATTTAGTGATCAAGAGATAAAAGATATAGAAATTATTATTGATAATATATCATTATCTCGCGAGATGGAACTAAGAAGAATAGATAGTTTATCCAGTTTAAAACATTTGCAACTTATGAGAGATATTGTATCTGATGCAGATAAGTTAGAAATGTTAGGAATATCGGGAATAGAAAGAATTGTTGAATTTCAGATGCATAAATATCCGAATACCAAATCTAATGAATTACAAAATATTGTTAAAAAAGTATATGATACAAAAATAAGTAAATTTTTTGATGAAAATTATATAAAGACTGAACCAGGAAGAGAAATGGCAAAACCATTAATGCAAGAGATGAAAAACTATATAGAAATCATTAATTAATTAGAAATTTAACAATATACATTGTAAATAATAATATAACGATTGTTGTCGTGATTATAATTTAAATCTTGGATAACTATCAGGATCACATGCAAGATTTCCCCCATTATTAGGCGCCGAAAACCAGGCATTCATAGAATCTTGATTATCAAAAATATCAGGAAACCATTTTGTACTTTTACTTGCTAAAGTAGAATTAACTGGTTGTCCGATACCAATTTGTTTAATATCACAAACTTTACAATACGAATCAGGTGTGGCACATAGTCCCTTGGGACCCTTGTATTGATTTGGGTCAGTACCACAAGCATCATTATAATAACAAACTTTTTTTGGTTGAGCAGGTCCAGAAGATGTACAATCAAAATCTTGATCTGGTTTGTCTTGGATATAAGGTTTTAAAACTGTACTATCATCTTTTTTAGTCATTCTATTCCCATTATGATCAACAGTATATATTGATCTCCAATTTGTATCTATTTTATTGTTATTTGGAGAACAAGTAACACTTTTATACATATCTTGCCATGCACATGAGGGCTTACAACAATCCATCATACTAGATGTAAAACCATTATGAGCACCATTATTCAATAAAGTTCGAGAAGGTTTATCTAATTTTTTACCATCAACTCCAATACTTCTATTTTTAAGTGATAAACCAGTTGTTTTAATTAAATTATCTGGACATTCAACTTCTTTATATTTAACTGCCCAATTTCCATGATATGGATTTTCATCTGAAAATGCTAGCTTACAACTATTAATTAATTCCTCACCAAAATTAATTCCTTCTGTATTACTCCAATCAGAAGAATTACCCCTAAAACCAGGAACACTTCTTATGTCTTCACATTGTTGTTTATTTACTGCACCCCCAAATCTTGTATCTGCACCACCTGGCCAGTCTGAAACATTCCCACCATAAAAACCCTTTTGACTCGCTGATTTATCCGTACAACCATCAAATGCACCAAAACCACCAAAACCCATGTATATATCAAATTGTCCCCCATTATCCTCAAATTTAGTTGTTGTACCAACAATTTTTCTTCTAGCACAATCATCCTTAGCAATTCCCGTACATGTCTCCCATGTATTACTGGTTTGATTAAATTTATATTTTTCACTAGAACAACTTGGGTCTGTACTTGTATCAGAACATTGTTGTATGGTCTCCTGACAATTTGAACCTGGTGTAAAATTACAAGGATATTGACTCATACTACAATCAATTCCCGTATTAAAATTTTGAACAATTAACGGAGTCTTAGGGTAATTTGTACATTTACCTGTTGATGAATCACATATATCTTTTTGGGATGGATAACAATTATATGGACTGGTACAACCCTCTCCGCATATTTTACCTGTATTTGCTATACCACAATTAGGAGTATATTCTATTTGATAACACCTTCCACAATTAGATTTACTATTAGAATGTGTAGCAATAGCATAATTCGCCCAATCATTACCATCATCTTTTTCTGCTTTCAAGAATGTACTACTTCCCAACATCATTCTTGGATCAATATTATATGCTGGTTTATTAGGATCGAAACTAGATGAATCTTGACATGGTGTTTGGGAATAGTTAGCTGTAGCAGGATAATCATTGGGATTAGATAAAGTCGGGTTTGGAGTACTTACAATACTACACGCATTTCCACATTTATTGTCCGTATAAAGAGCAAATGGATTTTTTGTTTTTATACACTGACCATTTCTACATTCATATCTAGTAGTGGTACTACACATACTAGAAGCACCTTTTTCTGTTAAAAATTTTCCTTTATTCCCTCCGACATTTTTAACAACTCCATTAACACAATCCCAATCTTTAGTTGTTACAAATGTTGGAGCTGGATTTATTTTTGGACAAGAAGATGGTGACGGCGGTGGCGGCGGCGGTGAGGGACTTGGTGAAGGTGACGGACTTGGTGAAGGTGACGGACTTGGACTTGGTGACGGACTTGGACTTGGTGAGGGACTTGGTGAAGGTGACGGACTTGGACTTGGCGAGGGACTTGGTGAGGGACTTGGACTTGGTGAGGGACTAGGTGAGGGACTTGGAGAGGGACTGGGACTTGGTGAGGGACTTGGGGATGGACTGGGACTTGGGGAAGGAGACGGACTTGGTGAGGGACTTGGGGATGGACTGGGACTTGGTGAAGGACTTGGACTTAACATACACTGTTTATAATAATTATTCTTTTTAATACAATCATAAGGATGGCAACAATTATTACTATTAGTGCAATTTTCATATTGTGTTAAACATTGTGAATTAGAGTCTTTTATACATGAAGAATAATAATTATTTTGTTTATTGCATATTAATCCTTCACAACAATTTTTTTTACCCTTATAATTTTGACCATCACACTGTTTATTTAAAGTTATACAATCATATTTATCTTTTTTATTCCAAACATGATAAATTGATAAACTTATTGAGATAATAATTAATAATAGTAAACTTAATATTATCATTATTAATTATTGATTATATTTTTTTTTATTATTAATTTATTTATTTATTTATTTAGACACAATTTTTCTGATAGATAATTTTTGCAACTGACACAAAGTCTTTCAGAACCTTCAACACAATCGCATTCATTTGTTGGTTTATAAAATGGAGGACCAGAAGGATCAAAAATTATTGGTCCTGCTTTTAATATAAATCTTTCATCTTTTGGAATAATTGGTGATGGTTTCTTCATTATATTTCCTTTATCTTTATATGTTCCACAAATACCACCATTAATTACTAAATGATGTTCTTTATCAAAATTTCTAAGATCACAAATTTCAACTTCCCATGTCCCAGTTTTATTAGGTTGTGAAGTTAAAATAAAACTATCATACCCAAGTGCATGTGTATAAATTTCAGTATCTAAATCAAATATTTGAGTCATTGCTAAACTATTACATATAGGATTTTTTTGTGTACCTAATACACATTCTTCTACAAATTGATAAACTGTCATATTAGTTTCTTTTAATGCCATATCTAATGTCATCCATCCTAAACCACGGAAAAAGTCTTCAAAGATTACAAATAAGAAAAAATATATTAATGCTGCTAATATGATTAAACATGTTAATATTACTAATGCAATTTGTTTTTTAGATTTATTTTTAATATTTACAAACATTTGAATTATTGTAACAGCAATTAAGTATAAAATTAAAAAAGTCCTTGAAATAAAATTATCCCATGCTGCTTTGCCACCATCAGATGGTGCTATGTTTTTAAAACCAACAATCTTAACTGTTAATTTATGTAAATTTAAAGAGTGAACAATTGTAAAAATGGCAACCATAATAGAGAATCCACCTCCTTTTCCTTTCATTCTATCAACCATATCTTGAATTGATAAACCGACAACAGGCGGTAAAGGTAATGGTTTTCCTTTTGATTTGTTAATTTCATTTAAAGTAGCAATTTCTCTTCTAGTTTTCAGTGAATGATTATATAAATCATATAATAGAGATAATTTATTTAATGAAACAAAACATTTACCAGTATTCCAAAATACACCAGAACCAGTTGCAAGATATAACCAATATCCTCCATCATCACAAAATGGATAAACATTTCCTGGGGGTGGATAACAAGCATGTACAACTTCAATATCTTGATATGGTCTAAAATAATTATTATTATAAATAGAATTATTAAAATCAAGTGAGTTTCTTCTTTGAATCATCCATCCAGGAAAAGTATAGGCATCAACTGCGTTTGATATAGTTTCATATACAGCAGAAAGAATAAAGGTACTTTTTGGATATGGAAATGCTGTTAGTTTGTATCTAGAACCTAATTTAGGAGGCCACGAGAAAGATAAATTTTCTGCAATAGAATAATTATCTAAAATTAATTTTGGTGCATTATCATATATATAATTAAAATATCTTAGTGTATTCATGATATTTATTTGTGATTCATGGATAAATTTATCTCTTTCTTCTTCAGCAGAACTTGTTAAAGCATCATATGGGTCTTTATATACTATTAGTTCAATTGGAAATGGTTTATAATTTTTATTAGTGATTTTACTTATACATTTTTTGTTTGGACAATATACATCTGTCATGTAATCAATAAAATTATCATATTTTTGTTTTGTATCTTTAATAACTGGTCTTGCTATATTTGAAATAATTCTTGCTATTACAATTAATAAAAATAAAACAATTACATATATTAAAATTGTTTTATTTTTATTAATTATAATTAATTAAATAAAATAATTATAATTAATTATAATTAATCTTAATGAACCAAGATAGATTAATAAATTTAAAATTACAACTACTACAAGATAAAACACAAAGATTTAGTAAAGAAAACATTAATAAATTAAGAACACACTCAGAATTAATATTAGCACTAAAAAAAAAATATCCAATGTTTTTTTATATAATTGAAAATCACGGTATTCAATATAAACAATTTTTATCTGCTTTCTTTTTATGTATATTAACCGGTCACTATGAACCATTTTCAATAAAATTAGAAAAAGAAACATTAAAAAGAAAAAGAGATTCTAAATATTTAAATAAAGTATATGATATATACAGTGCAAATTATAACTATATTACACTTTTACCATGGAATAAATATAATATAGTTAAATGTTATAATGTAAATAAAGAATTTAGTAAAACTTCAAGTATTAGAATAAATAAAGAACAATTTATGCAATGTGTAGTTGTGTTATTTCCCAAATTTATAAAAAAATATCCTAAATTATTTTTTGAATTAAATAAAAAATTAGAAGAAACAAATAAAGGAACTATTAGTGTTATTCATTTATATAAATATTTAGTATATTGTGGTGATAAAATAGCAAAAGATGAATACTATAATAAATCATTAAAAGACAAAAATAAATTTAAATTTAGTAAAAATAAAATTGAAACATTTTTGAGAATTTTTACATATGAACAACTAATAAATATTTTAGTTTAGTTCTCGATTATATTCATTATTTTTTTTAATAATACAGTTTTTGTATGAAATCCTTTAATTGAATCCATTAAATTTCTATCTTTGTAAACCAATATTGTAGGTAAAACGTCTATATCATAAAAATCAATAATTTCTTCGTCTGTTATATTAATTACTTTGAAAGAAAGTCCATCTATAAATTCATTATATTTACTTTCTTTATTATCAAATTTAAGTAACATTAGTTCACGTGTTTTTATAATATTATCAATTTCATCCATATTATCTATACTAATAAACATTTAATTTAACTATTTAAATAAATTTTTAAATAATTATTTAAATTTTACACTTTTTGTTAATAGTATTGTAAAAAATTTGTTCAGAACTAATTTTATTAGGATTTTTAAAATAATTATTTAGTACTTCAATTGATTTGTATTTATTTTTTCCTAACATATTTAAATTATTAATAAAACTTCTCTGACTTTTAATAATTGATTTATATGTAAGACCATTTCTTTTTTCAAATAAATCTAATACATTCTCCCAAATTAACTGTCTATGATATGTTCGTTCTTGTTCAGTATGTTTTGTCATTAAATTTAAATTTATTAAATCTTTAAATAAAATAATAATTATAAATAATATTTAGAAATGTCTAATAAATATAATCAGTTTACCCAAGATACAATTGACAAATATTCAAATTATATGATTACTTCGCAGAGATTTCGTACTCCACCATTTGAGTGGTCAGGAGGAATATTTCAAAGATTTAAACCAATATCGGGTGATTTTCCGATAGGTAATAATTTTTTAGGAAACATGGAATGTGTAAATAATCAAAGTGGCAGAGGATTTTATGCAAATCCGTGTGGTTATTGGGACAATTCAAATGAACAATTTAATCCAGGTACTACTTTACCAAATAATGAAAAATTTAATATGAATGGTACATTATTTCCAGTTGGTAAAATATCGAATGATGTTATGACTAATCCTAATAATAGAGTTGTATTTGGTTATGCAAGAATTGGAGAAGAAGTACGTAATCGTTAAAAATTAAATTACAATTTTTAAGAACGTTTAACATATTTAAGAAGATTGGGAATAAATAATTTAACAAATGAACAGTTCAAATTTAGCAACATTAAATTTAATTATTGGTCCAATGTTTTCAGGTAAAACAACGGAATTATTAAGAATCGCTAAAAGACTTCAAAGTATAAATTTAAAAGTTCTTTTATTAAATTATTTTGAGGATACAAGATATTCAAGTTCAGAAATGTCAACACATGATAAATACGGATTACCATGCACATTTGTAAAAGATTTAAATACTATTAATTATGATAATTATGATATTATTTGTATTAATGAAGCACAATTTTTTGAAAAATTAGTAGTATTTTGTAAAAGTATACTTAAAAAAAATAAAACTGTTTATGTTTGTGGATTAGATGGTGATTATAAACAAGAAAGATTTGGAGAAATATTAGATTTAATACCAATGTGTGATTCGATTACTAAATTGCACGCATTTTGTACTATTTGTAAAGATGGAACACATGCACATTTTACAAAAAGAATTACTAATAGTAATGAACAAAAATTAATTGGGACTGATGAATATATTCCAGTGTGTAGAAAACATTTAAATATTTAAAAATGACACATAAAATAATATTATTTTCTACTATAATTTTATATTTAACAAATTTAGACCAACTTAATTTTTATGTTAATTCTAATGTTAGTACAACTTCTGATTATATAGGAATTGAATTAATTGAACTAAATTAAATCAAAATTCCAGAAATTATAATTAACAAATACTTAAAATCAACATAGATTAAAGTTTAAGATACTTTTTAAATTATGAATAATTACACAACTATACATAATTTAGAACATATTAAAATACCATATAATGACAATATTTATGTACCGTATATTATAATAAAATTAAGGTCATACTATATTTTTTTCTTTTTTTTATTATCTTTTTTGTTTAATTTTTGGACATTGTCTTAATAATTCATTATACGCATCTATATGTTGATTATTAATTGTAGCATTATTCCATCTTCTAAATTTATCTTTGTATTCCTCGAGTACTTTTTCTGGTATTGCTTCGCAATTTAATATTCCTAAAGGCAATTTATTGTAATTATCAACTTGTTTTAGTTTTGCAATATAGTTTGCCCATGCCCCTTGACAAATACAATGATTTTTACCTTTTTTAGATTTACTCCAATTACTTTGTCCTGTTAATTCTGAAAAATTATTTGCTATAAATGGATTCATATTAATACATATATTATGATATCCACTATATGGTTCATTACAAAATCCATTAATTGATGAATCATATAGTAGATAATTTTTATTTGAATTACATTGTTTTAATTCCGTGCCATATATATTTTTTGGTTTCATTATTAAATAATAAATAAATAAATTACATAAATAATTATTAATACATATAAAAAAGTTGATATTAATGAAATTATAATATTTATTGGATTCATTATTAAATAAGAAATAAATAAATTACATAAATAATTATTAATACAGATAAAATAGTTGATATTATTGAAATTATAATATTTTTTGGAGAAGGACTTGGAGAAGGACTTGGAGAAGGACTTGGACTTAAATTAATTAATTCATTAGATATATAAAATAATAATGCATTAATACTATCAAATGATGTCATACATATTTTACTACAAGGTCCTTGTTTAAAATTATAAAAATAAAATTTTATTTGGTTTTGTTTTAATCCTTTTTGTTTATCATTTCCACAAATACTTGGATCAAATGAATTATTGCAAAATGGATCGCAAATATTATTAGTTTTATGCAAATAAGGTTTCATTAATTTAGAGTTTTTAATTATTAAATTTTTTGCGATATCATTATTATATTTTAATTGATAATAACTTAAATATAATAGAAAAATTCCTCCAAAAACATTTGCATCACCACCATTTGCACCATTTGAACAGGTTGTTGACCATCCACCGCAACAATAATTTTGACTATTAGAGTCTTGACATCCGTATGGTACTGAATCTTGGTTTGTTGAAATTAATAATCCTTCTCCATCTTTAATATATCCAGACCAATTATAATCTTTAGAGTTTTTTATTAGTCTATTCGCTAATGTTATTATATTCTTATTATTATCTATTATTGAAGCATAATATAAATATAGTCCAGTTGTATATGGATAAACACCTTTATTTAAACTTTTAGTATCAGGGAATATAATACAATATTCATTTGTAGAATCTAATTTAAAACATTGTGGATTATTAAATGTATCACCAATTAATTGTATAGTATTTGAATAACATAATGTATTATCTTTATTATAAGATAAACATCCTAATGTTAATTTATTTAATATTATATTCATGTTCTCTATTTCAGTATTTAAAATTGATTTTATATAATCAATAGTCCAATTTCCATATATAAATAACTCTAATTGTTTGTATTTATCTATATTATTTTTAATTTTGATTAAACAAATTATATATTGAAGATTTGTTACAGAATTAAAACTTAATTTTCCTCCATTATATGTACCATCGGGTTTTAAGTTTTCTTTTTTTTTTCCTGATGCATCGGTTGGATTATCCCAAAAAACACCAGTATACTCATCACCAAAAATATAATTCATAGATGCAAATTCATAAACATTTAATAATATTATTAAAGCTTGTTTAAAAATTTTATAATCTTTTGTTTCTTCCGCATATTTTAAAAATCCTAAACAATACCATAAATTATCATCTGTGTGTCCCCATGAACCTTTATTAGTTTTCCCAAAATGAAATCCTGCTGTTTCAGGGTTACATTTATTTTTATACTTGTTATCATTTATAGTCTTTGGATCTCTATTAAAACATGGATTGTATGGTGCTTGGTCAATAACCTGATATATATAATTATTCCAAAATTCACTAAATTTAATATCTTTCTTTAAATTTGTATTATTAATTTTAATTGGAAATAATGAAGAATTATTACTTATATATTTATCTTTTAATATTGGGTATAAATTAGCAATAGATTCAATTAATATTCCATTTTGCCATCTATAACAACTATCACATTGATATTTATCTGTATTACAATTACAATTATATCCAATTTGTCCACATGCTGTTACTATTCCATTTCTATTAAAAAAATAATAAATACTTTCTAATGCATCATTAATATTATTCATGTTCATATATATATAATAGATTTTTTTTACAATATTTTTATTACTTAAGTAAATACATGATCATAAAAATTAATTAAATATTTATTATGATCAAGGATTTATTGATTAAATATTATGATATTGTAGAACAATACTCTAAACTTGAACAATTAAATTGTGATTTTTCAACTTTAGAATTTAATGAAGATAAGTACTGTATTTCATTAAGCGGAGGTGTTGATTCAATGGTACTTATGGATATATTATATAAGCGCGGTAAAGAAATAATTGCAATACATATTAATTATAATAATCGCGATGAATCTAAAATGGAAGAAGATTTTTTAAGAGAATATTGTGAAAGTAAAAATATTACTTTTCTTTGTCATTCGTTTAATTTCAAAAGAGGTTCAATAAAAAGAAGTGAATATGAATCATTAACAAAACAAATTAAATTCAAACTTTATAAATCTATTTTATTAGAATACAATCTAAATTATATACTTTTGGCACATCATAAAGATGACATAATTGAAAATATATTTACGAATTTTTGTCGCGGCGAGAACTTTTTAAATCTTAGTGTTATTAAATACTCAAATATAATCATGGATGTTAATATTGTTAGACCATTAATTGATTATTATAAAAATGATATTTATGATTATGCGCATTTTTATGAGGTTCCATATTTTCTAGATACAACTCCTGATTGGTCTGTACGTGGAAAATTTAGAAGAGCAATTTTACCTAAATTATGTGATACTTTTTCTGGTCCTACAAGACTCAAAAATAATTTATTAAGTATTGCAAAAGAATCTGATGAATGGGGTACACTAATTCAAACTAGATTTATTAATAAATATTTACAATTAATAAAATACAATGAAACAACTGCAGAAATGCCTATTGTAACAGATAATGAAGATTACTCAGAATTTCCAATGTGCTTTTGGAACATTGTAATTGGAAAAGTATTTCACAAATTTGGAAAGTGTGCTCCTTCTAGAAAATCATTGGATATATTTATTACTGCGCTAAAAAATAAAAAAAATCAAAATGATTTTCAAATATTGTTAAAACATAGAACAAAATTAATTATTCAAAAAAATATAATTTCTATTAATATAAATCAGTTACGATGAGTTCATCTTTATTAAATAAATTAGAAGTTTTGCAGAACAATTTTAAAGTTGGTAATACTACATTAAAAGAATTATTAGAAAATAATAAAGGACCTAAAGGAGAAAAAGGCGACCAAGGTGACCTAGGACCGCAAGGACCGCAGGGAGAAAAAGGTGTTCAAGGCGACCAAGGCGATCAAGGACCGCAGGGGGTTAAAGGCGTTCAAGGCGACCAAGGCGATCAAGGACCGCAGGGGGTTAAAGGCGATCAAGGCGATCAAGGTGATCAAGGTGATCAAGGTGTTCAAGGACCGCAGGGGGTTAAAGGCGTTCAAGGGGACAAAGGTTCAACTGGAGATCAGGGAATCAAAGGGGACAAAGGTTCAACCGGAGATCAGGGAATCAAAGGGGACAAAGGTTCAACTGGAGATCAGGGAATCAAAGGGGACAAAGGTTCAACTGGAGATCCGGGAATCAAAGGGGACAAAGGGGACAAGGGTGACTCCGGAGAAAAAGGTGCAACAGGTGATAAAGGTGTTAAGGGTGATACTGGAACACCTGGCACAAATGGCACAGACGGTACTGACGGAACAGATGGGCAAAATGGCAATTTTGGAGGACTATCATTTAATCAACTTTTCAATACATCTACAACAAGTTCAAACCCTGGTTCTGGAAAAATTTCTTTTAATCAAGTTAATCAAAATACTTCAACTGAAATTTATGTTAACATTTTAGATAAATATACTTCAGATATTTCTAGTATTTTACAAGTTTTATCCAATGTTGCAAATGATACTCAAAAAGGAACCATAACTATCAGTAAATTATATAATCCACAAGATAATTTAACATTTAATATTTCTGATTTAGTAGACAATACGGGTTGGTGGACTTTAACTGGTTCAATTCTTAGTTTTTCAGAGATTAGTCCATTTTTATTAAATGATAATATTATAGTATCATTAAGTATTGCTGGTGGAGGTGGATTTACTAATTATATTAATATACGTAGTGATGGAGTATCATTAAATAAAGGTGATTTAGTTTATGTAACATCTTCTTTAACAGATGAACGTGTAAACGTTAAAAAAGCAAAAGCAGATAACACAAGTACAATGCCTTGTATAGGTATTTGTAATCAAAATTTAGCAGCAAATCAAAATGGATTGGCAATAACCTATGGTAAAATAAAAGGCATTGATACTACTGGTCACGGATTTTCTGATGGAGACATTGCTTATGTTAGTAATACTACTGCAGGTAGTGTTAATTCAAAACCAGTAGGTACTGATACCGACCTTATACAAAATGTAGGAATTGTTACAAAAGTAAATAGTAATGGCGTTATATTTGTAACAGGTATTGGTCGTTCAAATGATATTCCTAACGGAATTACACAAACTTCCTTTGATAATCAAAATAATTATTTATATGCTTATCGTGGAACTAGCAATAGATTTGATAAATTACTTATTCAAAATATTGGCGCAATCGCAAAAAGTTATTCTAGTGATCCTGGTACTGGAACACAAGGAGAAATAATTTATAATAGTACATCTCATGTGTTAAAATACTACGATGGTAATACTAGTACATGGAAAACTATTGCAACAACACCTTAATATTTTTTATAAATTTAATTTTATTTTATTTACATTAAATTAATGAATTTATTAACTATTAGTTTAATATTATTATTAGTAGTTTTAATTGTTTTAGTAGTAGTTTTTGGTTTCTTAAAAGATTCTTTTAAGGATAATAATTATTTAAAGATTTTAAAAGCACCTTGTTGTGCACATTCAGGATTAGGTGATAGAATCGGAGAATATATTATATTTTCCACATTAGGTAAAATTAATAACTGTAATGTTTTGGTTTTTTGGAGTACAGTTAATAAAAACTTTGCATCAAGAAGTAACGAATATCCAAATAATATACAAGACTATATTAATTTTCCAAAAAATTTAAAATTTGTCGATAGAAAAATATGGAAAAACAGTAAAGTAAATAATATATGTGATATAAGATGGAAATGGTCAGATTATTTTTTTGGTGATGAATTTGTGCCAGAAATTGTTTATAAAAAATTAAACTTAAGTAAACATATAAAATTAGAAGACTATATAAAACTTTATAAAGAAACTGCAAGACAAATAAGTTACAAAAAAGAATTACCCAAATTACCAAATAATTTTGTAGGTATTCATGTAAGACGCGGTGATAAGACTAGAGAAAGTGCTGTTAAAAGACCTATAAAATATCATGATGATAGATTAAATAAAGTTTTTAATAAGTTAAATATTGATAATTACATATTATGTTCTGAAGGTAATAACCCAATTAAAGGTAAACAACCTATACCGATTAAATTATCTAATAATAAAATGATTAAAACTTTACAGGAATTTTTTATACTTTCTAAAGCAAGAATTATAATACAAAGTATTCCTGGTGATACTAGATATGGAGGTTGGACATCATTTTCTTACGTTGCATCAAGAATAGGTGATTCTGTTCTTTATAATTGTTCTCCTGAAGGAACAAGATTATATTATATGGAAAATACTGCAGGTAGAAAACTTTATAATGTTGTTAAATATTCGAACATAATGTGACTTAGTCAATTTATAAAAATGAATAATCTAATGTATTACATTTCTTTTTTAACATTGAATATTCTGTTCTAACATTTTTAGCATCATTTTTACTAATAAAATCAGTTTTTTTACCGCCTTGCCAGTCTATATCACAATTAGCACGAACTTTAAAAAAAATAATATTACAAAATTTATGTCTTATATTATAATTTTTTATTGCTTTTAAAACCGTGTATTCATAATCTTTATTAGATGATTCAAAATCATCATATCTTTTTAATAATTTTACCATATTTGGTATTTTACTAAAATAGAATCCATTTGTTATACCATCTGCATTATTGACTTGAGTTGTATATAAAATATTATTATTATGAGAGTCTAATATATCGTTTATATTAATTTTATTTGATATGTAATAATCTGGACCACAAACAAATGCTAAATCATATTTTTTAATATTATTTATTTGTTCTATAAATTTACCAACCCTATATTCACTATATAACTGCCTCATAGCATTTTTTGTTGTATTATCATTATAATCTCTTCTAAATTTACATCCATCGATACATTTTTGTTCTATTATTTTATCTACTTCTGATTGTTTTTCTTCTTCAAAATATGTATATGGTATTATTTTAATATCATTTTGATTAAGTAAAGTATTATCAACTAATTTATTTTCTACATTTAAATTAAATACATAAATATCTACATTAATTCCTTTTTCTTTTAAAATTTTAATTATATTGTAGTTTATAGAACTCCAAGTTTTTTTAATAGATCTTGGTATTACTCCAAATAAACAAAAAATGATATTCATCTATATAATATAAAAATAAATATAAATAAATAAATTATTTTAATTATATTTTAATAATTGTGAATTTTCAAAAAATTAAGAAAAACCAAAAAATTTAAATAAATTTAATATTTTTAATATTGCATTGTGTTTGTTCTTTAATTATTCCGTTCATATTATTGTATGCATTTATAATACTATTTTTACAATTTAAATTAATTTCACTTAATATATATTTACTATGTATCCATTTCTTATCTGAATCAATTGCTACAAATATTGTATAATTTTTATCATTAACACTAAATACATATAAATTTTTATTTATTTTAACAGATTTAATATTATGATATTCTTTATTATTAAAAAAAGTTCCATATATAGTTGCTGTATATAAAGAATCATAATTAATTATATCATGATTTTTAATAGATACAAGCAATTTTTTATCTAGGTATTCATTAATTTGATCTATATATTTTAAATTTTTCGGAAATGCCATTAAATTTCTACAATCAGTTTTACATCCAGGTAATACTTCATTTATTAAATAAATATTATAATTCATCTCATACAGTAAATTAGATAATTCTAAATAGTTATCAGTTAATATATGTTGTTCAAAAGAAATTATTGGACTAAATATTTTTATTAAATTTAAAGAACCTAGTATGACTTTTAATTCAAATCCTTCTACATCTAAATGTATTAATGATATATTATTTATTTCATTTTGTTGTAATAAATAATCTAATGCAAATGCATTTATTTTAATTTTTCCTAATCCTTTATCATTAAATGAACAATGATTTATATCATCTAAAGTACTTATTATTTGATTTTTATCAGATATAGCTTTATTAATGGTTTTAATATTTTTAATATTATTATAAATTGCCATTGAATTAATATAATTTATATTTTCTTTTGATGGGTCTATAGCATAAATTATTGTATTTAATTGTTTAGCCCATGGTATTGAATTATCTCCAATCCAAGCACCTAAATCAATTATATTACCATTTATAATTTTATTTTTAATTAAGTATGAATGTATTTTTCTAAAATAAACTTCATGATTATCTCGTGTTTTAAACACTTCTTAAAACTTATGTTTAATTAATTTAATTAATACATTATTATCATTTTTAAATATAACTTCATACGTTGTAAATTTATCATAATTACATTTGGTATAGTTTAAAATTAATAATATTAATATTAATATCAAAATAAAAAAAATAATAATTTATATATATATATTTATTTTTATGATAATTATATTATTAATTATATTAATATTAATAACATTATTTTTACTGATTATTTTTTTTAATAAATCAAATTTTTTAAACAATTATATTTTAAATAAAGATAAATTGAAAATTGCTTTTGTTACTGGATATATAGGCAGTGATTTAAATACTCATATTCCAAAAATAAATGAAAAAATTGATTCATACTTTATAACTAATAATGATAAACTCGCAAAAAAATTAAAACAAAAAAATATATTTACAGATATAATTTTAATTGATGTACCAATAATAGATTCAAGTAAATCTATTAAAAATTATGTTACTAATAGTTTTTACAGTAAAATGTTAAAAGTATTTCCACAATATTTTTTAACAAAAAAATATGATTTTGTTATATGGTTTGATAATAAGTTTAATGTAAATACAAAAGATACACTTCATGTTATTAATAATTGGAACAATAATCATTCTTTAATGTTACATAAACACCCATTTTTAAATAATGTAAAAGAAGAATTAAAAGAATCATTAAAACAACCTAGATATGTATATGAAAAAAAAAAATATGAAGAATATATAAATAATTTAAAAAAATGTGGTTTTAGCGATAATTATAATAAGCATTCTCAGACCGGTTTTATTATTTATAATTTAAATCACGATTATACAAAAAAAATACAATATGAATGGTTTAAACATATAAAAAAGTGTGGAATACAATGTCAGATTTCATTTAATTTATTAAGACAAATATACGAAGATTATATAGGTGAATTTAAATATAATATTAATTAAATAATAATATATTTAATTAATATTAAATATATGTATATAATTTGTTTATTAGTTCTACTTTTTATAATAACATTATTATTTTTATATAATTCATTTATTGCATCAAATTCTATAAATAAAGATAATAATAATATTTTACTAAATAAAATTAATGATAATAAAAATAGTTTAGATTTATTTAATAATCATGCAAATTATAGGTTGGGTGATGCTGTTTATTTATTAAATGATAAAAATAATTGGACATATGATAAAGATCATTCTACATTAAAATATGCTAATATTTCTTTACATAATTATCATGATATTTATCCAAATAGTATTTTATCAGAATATCTTAAATTATCAAATTATAAAGAAAAAGATTGGGACACATTAATAGAAATTGTAAATAATAAATTTTACAGAGACATAAATATTAATAAATCTACTGATTGTCTAATGCATGTAAGAGTTGGTGATGCAATAGATGAATTATGTTCAGGGGTAAATTTTCTAAATAAATTCTATAAAAATATTGAAAAAAGTGAATATAAAGATAAATCAAATATTATTCGGTGTGATTATATCAAACCTCTTAAATATTTCCAACAAAAAATTAAAAAACTTATTGAAATGGGCATTACCAAAGTTTACCTTATGGCAGGTGCTCACATTAAACTTCCAAGTTACAAATACTCTACATATTACATTAACAAAATCGTGGAAGAAATAGAAAAAGCAGGTCTACAAGTAGAACTTAAACTCGGTGGAAGTCCTGATGATGACTTACTATTCTCTATGAACTTTGACTACTTCATTCAATCTGAAGGTCAGTATTGTCGTTTAATAAAAGAACTCAATGAGAAAATTAATCCTGATTTTGTTATCTAGTTAAGAAACCTAGGTTTCTTAAGAACTTCCTATTCAATAAAAAAAATTACTATTATTATATTTATTGTTATAATAAATGACTGATAAAGATAATAATGATAATTCTTTTCCGCTATGGCAAAAAATTCTATATGGATTTCTTGCTCTAGTTGTTTTAATATTATTGCTTTGGGGAGCAGATAAAATAGGTCTATTAGGTTTCCTTGCTGGTGCGGGAGTTTAAAAAAGTTTAACTCCAGGTGATATTTGTTGAACACCACGTATATTAGTATTTGTTATAGTTGGTTCCGATAAATTTATTCCAGTTCTTACTAGAAAACATTATTAAACAAGATTTAACTGTATATGCTACTTGTAATTTTAATGATGTAAATATAAAAGGTAATCATTCTTTGCTTTGAAGTAATATAATTTAACAAATTTTAAATTATAATAAAAGTTTTTTAAATAATATTGTAAAAAAAATCAATTATAATGAGTTATCGTAATCTCGCGCAATCTAAATGGAATAAACAATATATGAAATATATTTTGGATAATCAAGATAAACGATGGAATTATATATGTTTAAGTCAAAATCCAAATATTACATGGAAAATAGTTAAAGATAATCCATATATTCCGTGGGATTACGATCGTTTAAGTAGAAATCAAAATATTACATGGGAAATAGTTAAAGATAATCCAGAAAAAGCATGGAATTATTATTGGTTAAGTGGTAATCCAAATATTACATGGGAAATCGTTCAAGATAATCCAGATAAAGAATGGTCTTATTATTATTTGAGTAGTAATCCAAATATAACATGGGAGATAGTTAAAGATAATCCAGATAAACAATGGTCTTATGCTTGGTTAAGTAGAAATCCAAATATTACGTGGGTAATAGTTAAAGATAATCCAGATAAACCATGGGAATATAGTCATTTAAGTCTAACTCAAAATATAAAGTGGGAAATTGTTCAAGTTAATCCACATATACCATGGGATTATTATTGGTTAAGTAGTAATTCAAATATTACATGGGATATAGTTCAAGATAATCCTGATAAACAATGGGATTATAGTTGGTTAAGTAAACATCCTAATATTACGTGGGAGATAGTTGAAACTAATCCAGATAAAGAATGGGATTATGAAATGTTAAGTTCTAATCCAAATATTACCTGGGAAATAGTTCAAGATAATCCGGATAAACCATGGGTTTATGATTATTTAAGTTCTAATCCAAATATTACATGGGATATAGTTAAAGCGAATCAAGATAAAGAATGGGATTATGATGTTTTAAGTTTTAATACAATGAGTAAATCAAAAGAAGCATTTATTAAAAAAGAATTAGAATTAATTCACGATTTCTCATATAGGTGCGCACAAGAAAAAGTACTTAAATATCTTTTACACCCAGAAAGATATTTGGGGAGGAAATGTATTCGGGAATTAAGTAATATAATTTAACAAATTTTAAATTATAATAAAAGTTTTTTAAATAATATTGTAAAAAAATCAATTATAATGAATTATCGTAATTTCGCTGAAACTAAATGGAATAACAAATATCTGCAATATATTTTGAATAATCCCGATAAACCATGGAATTACGAGTGTTTAAGTGGAAATGCAAATATAACCTGGGAAATAGTTAAAGCCAATCCAGATAAAAAATGGAATTATGAGTATTTAAGTATTAATCCAAATATTACATGGGAGATAGTTAAAGCCAATCCAGATAAAAAATGGGATTATGATTTTTTAAGTCAAAATCCAAATTTTACATGGGAAATTTTTAAAGATAATCCATCAAAAAAATGGAATTATTATTATTTAATAAGTAGTAATCCAAATATAACATGGGAGATGGTTAAAGATAATCCAGATAAAGAATGGAATTATAATATATTAAGTGATAATCCAAATATCACATGGGAAATAGTTCAAGCTAATACAGATAAACCATGGAATTATAATATTTTAAGTAAAAATCCAAATATCACATGGGAAATAGTTAAAGCTAATCCAGATAAACCATGGAATTATAATATTTTAAGTAAAAATCCAAATATCACATGGGAAATAGTTCAAGATAATCCAGATAAACAATGGGATTATAGTTGGTTAAGTGAAAATCCAAATATTCCATGGGAAATTGTTCAAGCTAATCCATTAAAACCATGGGATTATTATTATTTAAGTTTTAATACAAATATTACGTTGGAGATAGTTATAGATAATCCAGATATTCCGTGGGATTATGATGTTTTAAGTTTTAATACTATGAGTAAATCAAAAGAAGCATTTATTAAAAAAGAAGTAGAATTAATTTACGATTTCTCATATAGGTGTGCAAAAGATAAAGTAATAAGATATCTTATGAACCCAGAAAGATATTTGGGTAGGAAATGTATTATGGAATTAAGTAATATAATTTAACAAATTTTAAATTATAATAAAAGTTAGTTAAATAATATTGTAAAAAAAAACAATTATAATGAGTTATCGTAATTTCGCTGAAACTAAATGGAATAACAAATATCTGCAATATATTTTGGACAATCCAGATAAAGAATGGAATTATAATATATTAAGTTGGAACCCAAATATAACATTTGAAATAGTTAAAGACAATCCAGATATTCCGTGGGATTACGAGTGTTTAAGTGGAAATCCAAATATAACCTGGGAGATAGTTAAAGCCAATCCAGATATAAAATGGGATTATGGTTTTTTAAGTTTTAATGCAAATATAACATGGGAAATAGTTAAAGCTAATCCAGATAAAGAATGGAATTATAATATATTAAGTGAAAATCCAAATATAACATGGGAAATAGCTAAAGCCAATCCAGATAAACAATGGAATTATTGGTATTTAAGTAAAAATCCAAATATTACATGGGAAATAGTTCAAGATAATCCAGATAAACCATGGGATTATTATTTTTTAAGTAAAAATCCAAATATAACATGGGAAATAGTTCAAGCTAATCCAGATAAACCGTGGAATTATAATATTTTAAGTAAAAATCCAAATATCACATGGGAGATAGTTAAAGCTAATCTAGATAAACAATGGGATTATGGATGGTTAAGTGAAAATCCAAATATTACATGGGAAATTGTTCAAGCTAATCCAGATAAACCATGGAATTATGGATATTTAAGTTTTAATCAAAATATAACATGGGAAATAGTTCAAGATAATCAACATAAACAATGGAATTATAGTTGGTTAAGTTCTAATCCAAATATTACATGGAAAATAGTTAAAGCTAATCCAGATATTCCATGGAATTATAATAGGTTAAGTGAAAATACTATGTTTAAATCAAAAGAAGCCTTTATTAAAAAAGAAGTAGAATTAATTTACGATTTCTCATATAGATGTGCTATAACCAAAGTAATAAGATATCTTATGCACCCAGAAAGATATTTGGGTAGGAAATGTATTATGGAATTAAGTAATATAATTTAACAAATTTTAAATTATAATAAAAGTTTTTTAAATAATATTGTAAAAAAAT